CGGCGTGCCCACGACGGTGAAAAGACGGGTAACCTGGCCAAGCAGTATCTCCGCACGTACCCCGCAGAAATGCGTGACTATTTCATCGGCAGCGACAAGAGCTATCGGAAGCAACTGGGACGGTTTGTCTTGGTGGCTATCGAAGTACTAAAAGAGGGTAGGGGTTTCCGCGAGTTTCGTCGGCAGATCGGCAACTATGCTCATGGCTACGGCCGCATGATGCGTTCCGAGTTCTATCACTGGTACACGAAAACAATCACCAAGGCCCTTTGCAAGAAAGAAGGCGTGAAGATTGGGAAGGGTGGTTGGGCAAAGCTTACGGATGCACAACATCAGATTCACCGTGACGTGATGAAGAAGGCCGACAAAGTCATGAAATTCATCTGGCAGAACACCAAAGCCAAGGTCGTGAGCGACAATGTTCTTGCGGGTAACCGCGAGCATACCTCTTCTCACGACCAACAAACAGCAGCTTAGCGAGCGTTCATCTTCTTGCTGCACCGCAAGCGTACCTGTTCTCGCTAAGCTACATCTTTCAGGGGCAAGCGAAATGTCCTGGTTCCCGCTTCACACTCACAGTCACTTCAGCCTACTGGATGGACTGTCAAAGCCAGAGCAGATTGCTGACCGAATCAAGGAACTTGGTTTGGAGGGCTGTGCCCTTACGGACCATGGTTCTATCGCGGGCTGCCCCGCCTTCCTCAAGGCTATGACCAAGAAGGGCCTGAAGGCCATCCTCGGCAGCGAGTTCTACATCTGCCAGCAGGACGCAATGGTCCGTGACCGGACCAATGGCACCATGAGTCACTTGTGTGTGCTCGCCAAGAGTCAACGGGGCTGGAAGAATCTCATCCAGGCATCCTCTGCTAGTTACCGCCCCGAGTTCTCATACAAGAAGCCTCGGCTCAACCTGGAGCGTCTGGCGGCATTCGGCAAGGGCGAGTTCATTGTCTTCAGCGGACACATGGGCTCGGACCTGGCGAACGTTTGCTTTTTGGAACCGAAGCTGGCCTACGACGCGAAGTCGTACGAGGAAGCCAAGTCTCTCGTTCGCAAGGATTGGAAAGAGGCCGTGCTTGCCGAGATGTCTCGGTACATACGGATCTTCGGCAAAGAGAACTTCTGGGTCGAAATCCAACTGATCGACCAGGCTAACCTTCCGGCTGCGTTGGTGGTAGCCCGCATCCTTCGCTTCTGTGCCAAACTGCTTGGGATTCCTAGAGTTGCGACTGCTGACTCCCACTACTGTCGCAAAGACGACGCGAACGACCAACGTGTTCTCCTGTGCTCCTCGTTGGAAACCACGATGAAGGAAGTTCAGCGAAAGCTGGACGCCGCAGAGGAAGTTGGGCTCGGGGCCTTCTTCCGCTCGAACAACTACCACATTCCGTCGCTTGAGGAGATGAAGGACATCCATGAGCAGGAAGAACTCGATGGGGCGGTCGAGATAGCGAAACGCTGTGAGACATACAGCGTCGGTGGCAAGCCAATGCTGCCGCAGTTCGGCTGTCCTGACGGGCTCACTCCTGACCAGTACCTCATGAAGCTGTGCGAGCAAGGCTGGGCGAAGAAGGTTGCCGGCAAGGTGTCGGCGAAGAAGCTGCCCGAGTACCACGCCCGCCTCTACGACAAGGAATACCCGGTCATCACCGAGGCTGGTCTTTCCAGCTACTTCCTCATTAAGCAAGACATCATTCGTTACGCGACGGAGGTTCTCAAGTCGAAGACCGGCAAGGGTCGCGGTTCGGCCGGAGGAAGCTTTCTCGCGTATTTAACTGGCATCACCCGCGTCGATCCCATCCTCAACGACCTCCTATTCGAGCGGTTCTACAACGCTGGTCGTAATAGCCCTGGGCGTGTGGCTCTGCCAGATATCGACTCAGACTTCCCCATCGCGATTCGCGAAAAGGTGATCGAGTACATTCGCCAGAAGTACGGCTACGACAAGGTCTGCCAGATGGCCACCTTCAGCCGCATGCAGGGCCGTGGTGCCCTCAAGGATGTGCTACGGGCCTGGGAAGAGTGCTCCTACGAAGAGATGAACAAAATCACTGAGTTCATTCCCGATGAGCATGAGATTGCCGACGAGCTACAGGAAATGATGGAAGAGACCGGCGAGGCCTCGATCATCCAGTGGGCTCTTGAAAACAACCCCGAGTCTCTCAAGCAGTGGGCCTTCTTTAAGGACGACGGCGAGCTAGACGGTCCAATGGGGCCGCGGTTTGCTCAGGCGATTCGCCTTGAAGGCACGAAGCGGAACATGAGCAAGCACGCCAGTGGTGTCATCATCTCGTCAGAGCCCCTGGCCGACATTGTTCCGATGGTCTGGGACAAAAGCAGCGAGCAGCTAATGGTCGGCGTGGATATGAGAGACGCTGAGGAACTCGGCCTGGTTAAGTTTGACATCCTTGGACTCCGCACGCTTGACTGCATCATGGGTGCTGAAAGCGTCATTCGTACCGGCAAGCTTTAGTCCCTTGACTTCCGGCAAAGGATGGTATGCTCGACCTCGTTGAACAGATCAGCGGTTGCTCTCGTTGTCCCCTTCGTCCCAACACCCAATGCCCCAGTGCAAGTCAGGTCGTCTGCCCCTCGGGCGACCCACACTCTCGCGTTGTCATTGTTGGAGAAACGCCGGGTGCCGAGGAAGACCTCATGGGTAGGCCCTTCGAGGGCCGCGAAGGAAGGTTACTGAAGAAGCTACTGAGGGAAGCTGGGCTCGCGGACGTGTATCTCACGCTCGCAGTCAAGTGCCTCCCGATCCCAGCCAAGGCCGTCTACCAGTGCAACATCAATGCTTGCAAGACGTGGCTTTGGAAGGAGCTTCAGGCAGTAGCACCAAGGGTCGTGGTGACGTTGGGACCGATCCCTACACGTCTCCTGCTGAAGTTGAAGTCGTCGTTCCGAATGCAAGACGTCGTCGGTCAGTTCCACGACGTTCCGTTCATGTCAGCGTTGGTCGCTCCATGGTATAGCCCGCGTTGGGTTCTGTCGCATGGAAGCAAGGCCGACAAACAGGCGGTTGAGTTTTTCAAACAGGTAAAGGAGAAGTCCGATGGTGCTGGAGAAAGTTAAGTCGCTGTTCACCGCGGCCCGCAAGAAGCTTGGTCTCTCGACCCAGACGGAAGAGACTCAGCGACTCAAGGAGGACGTAGAGTGGCTGGCCGACACCGCGGAAGACCAGGGCAAGGAAAACGAATCGCTCATCACCGCGGTTCGCCTGATGCACGAGAAGCTTCAGGAAGAGACTGCGGCGGCAACCGAGTACATTTCGCAACTCGTCATCGCGGCAGGCGGGAGCGTAACGCTCAGCAAAGACCTCATCGACTCGGTCAAGAACAACGAGCTTAGCCTCGAGTTCAAGAACAACGACGACGGCAGCCAGACCATCACGGTCTCCATCGTTGAGGCCGAAGTGCAGGAGTCCGAGGCCGACACGACCTTGGCCTGCGACGACCAGTGTGACTGCAAATAACCCAGGAGCGGAACAGAGAAGTGAATACTCTCGACATCATTGTTTATGACTTTGAGACGGGCGGTCTCAAGGCTGGGTGGCATGAAGCCATCCAGATTGCCGGCAAGGCCTACAACGGCCGAACTCTGGAGCCGTATCCGGAAGGCGAGTTCTGCTCACTGATGAAGCCGGAACATCCGGAGCGTCTGGACGACGGGGCTCTGAAGGTGAACGGCAAGACTCGTGAAGAGCTTGCCAAGGCTCCCGACCAGAAGGCCGCGTGGCTTTCGTTCGTCGAGTGGGTGAATCGCTTCAACCTGAAGAGAAACACCTTCGGGGCACCAATCGCGGCAGGTTACAACATTCGCAATTTCGATTCAGCGTTTGTGAATGTTCTGAACAAGAAGCACGGCCCGAAGAAGGACAAGACGCTTCTGTTCAACACCTATCGCGACTACGACCTGAAGGACGACCTCTTCAGATGGTTCCGATGGAATGAAGAGCTTGTCAACGAGAAGCTCGACACCGTTCGTGCGTACTTCGGCCTTTCATTGGAAGGTGCCCACGATGCTCTCGTGGACGTTCGCCAAACCGGCGAATTGATGGTTCGCTTTCTGAGTCTCTATCGAACTCTCGGAATGCGTCCTGGCAAGGACGGCCAGGGCAAGTTCATCAAGTTCAAGAACTGCTGTGCAAGGACACCCGCGGCATGAAGACGTACCGGTTTCCGTGTGGTTGCGAGTGGCCAGTGCTGGAAGACAATCCACCCAAGGACGTCATCCCGCTTCTGGACTTCGATGTCGAGAAGGCTCCCCAGGATTGTCCGGCTACCTGGGCTTTGCTCGGCCGCGGTGAAACCAAGGGTGTGTTCCAGCTTGAAAGCAACCTTGGCAAGACGTGGTCGAGGAAGCTCAAGCCGGAAGCTGCTGAGCACATGAGTGCCCTCGGTGCCCTGCTCCGTCCCGGCTGCCTCAAGGCCGTGGACGAACATGGCGTCAGCATGACCAAGCACTATGTGCTTCGTAAGAACGGGGAGGAGGCGGTCAGCTTCTATCATCCCGCTCTTGAGCCGATCCTGTTCCCAACGTACGGAGTGTTGGTGTACCAGGAACAAGCTATGGCTATCGCACAAGCCATTGCTGGGTTCAATCTGCAAGAGGCAGACCAGCTTCGTAAGGCCATCGGCAAGAAGCTCCCTGTCGAGATGGCGAAGTGCAAGAAGCTCTTCGCGGAAGGTGCGGCCAGGCTGGGCCTGGTGACCCTGGAGCAAGCTGAGGAAATCTTCGGTTGGATCGAGAAGTCACAACGGTACTCCTTCAACAAGAGTCACTCGATGTGCTATGGGATGACGGGCTACGAGTGTGCCTACATCAAGGCCCACTTCCCCGTCGCGTTCTTCACCAGCTGGCTCTACAACGCTCGTCACAAGCGAAGCAAGGACGGTCCACAACAGGAGCGTTTCGAGCTTGTGAATGATGCCAGGCTATTCGACATCGTGGTTGAGGCCCCGGATCTGCGTAGCCTGGAGCGGTTCTTCCACACCGACCGCAAGACGGTGAAGTTCGGGCTGTCGGACATTAAGGGCGTCGGCGAGGCTCAGATCAAGAAGCTTCGCGACGTTGTTGCAGAAGCAGAACAGCAGATCGGGAAGGCACTGAAAGAGTGGTCCTGGTTTGACTTCCTGCTTCGCGTTGCGTCTCGGTTACCGTCCAACGTCATCGTCAGTCTGATTGAGGTCGGTGCATTGCGTTGGCTCCCCATGAGCAGGCAAAGGATGGTCGCTGAGTTCAAGGCCTGGTCGTCCCTGACGGATAAGGAACGGGAATGGATTAGTGAGACGCACGCTGGCACCGGGATGTTCCGCGATGGGTTTAGCGACCTGATCGAAGCTATGAAGGGAGTGGGACGACCGAAAAAGGAAGGCGGCGGCTGCTCGAACAAGAACCGCGTGTCCTCAGTTAACAGTCAGGTCTACCTACTGGAACATCCGCCCGCCAGCCTGGAAGACACGCCGCATTGGATTGCGTGGGTTGAGGAGGAGCTTCTGGGCATCTCCATTTCCTGCTCAAAGATCGACGCCTGTGACATCAGCCAGGTGAACGTGTCATGTAAGGAATACCTCGCTGGTCGCACCGGCTTCCTGATGTTCGGTGTGGAAGTGCAGCAGGTCCGAGAGGTCAAGACGAAGAAGGGCAAGGCTCCTGGGTCGAAGATGGCGTTCCTTACTATCGCGGACGCTTCCTGCTCTGTGGACGACGTTATCTGTTTCCCAGAGACCTGGAAGGAATACTCAAGCGTCCTGACAGAAGGCAACACGGTCATCATGCAGGCCGAGCGTGACACCGGTAAGAAGGATTCGACAGGCCTGCTAGTCAAGAAGGTATGGCAAGCAAACATTTCCGTGGCGTAGTGGGCCGGAGTCACCACGGAAGCAGTAGTATCCGGCGTACAGTTTCACATCACTTGTTTGGAGAAGAGTCAGAATGAATGCGTGTCACTTCATGGGAAACCTCACCCGCGATCCGGAACTCAAGACGTTCGGTGACGACAAGAAGGTCTGCAACTTCGGCATCGCCGTCAACCGCAAGTTCAAACGCGGCAAGGAGACGGTGAAGGAAACCAGCTTCCTCGACATGGAGTGCTGGGATGCCGGTGCGGAGATGGTTGAGAAGTACTTCAAGAAGGGCGACCCCATCATCGTCCACTGCTCGGTAAAGACCGACACCTGGGACTCTCCGGAAGGCGAGAAGCGTTCCAAGCTGAAGTTCCGCGTGGACAAGTTCGACTTCGTGCCCGGCAGCAATCGCAACAAGCCGGAGCGTGAAGCCGCGGCGGCAGCCCCAGCTACGAGCGAACCGCAGGCCGACGCCGATGGTGGCGATGGCGATATTCCGTTCTGATCCCGTCCGGCAGCGACCACCCCTAAGCAGGAGAGGCACTGGCGTCGAAGTCAGTGTCTCCCTGCTTCTTTTTCTTCCAGGGCTCCCATGACCCGCAAGAAACGAATCATGCTGGTGAACGAGGCCTCATACCTCTCTACCGGCTTCAGCACCTACGGCCTTGAACTCCTGAAGCGACTTCACGCAAGCGGGAAATACGAACTGTTTGAGTTCGCGTCCTATGGTCCCCACAATGACGCCAGGGCAGCTGATCTGCCGTGGGGATACATGACCGCGATGCCTGACCCTGACAACGAGGAGTTGGCCAAGGAGTACTTCTCCAACCCTGTCAACCAGTTCGGAGAGTGGCGATTCGAGGAAGCCTGCCTTCGGTTCAAGCCGGACATCGTCTGTGACATCCGTGACTGGTGGATGCTCGAGTTCGAGGAACGCTCGCCGTTTCGTTCTCGGTTCAAGTGGGCCGTCATGCCCACAGTTGACGCCGAGCCCCAGGACGAACAGTGGCTTGCCACCTATCTTGGTGCGGACGCGGTCTTCACCTACTCGGATTGGGCCGGCGGGTTGCTCCAGTATCAGACCAACAGCCGCGTCAAGTTTCGTGGGTCAGCCCCTCCTGGCGGCGACCTGGAAACCTACCAGATCAAGAAGAGCAAGTTCGAGCACCGTAAGGAGATGGGCGTCGATCCCGACTGCTACATCGTCGGCACGATGATGCGGAATCAGCGACGGAAGCTTTATCCGGATCTGATCGAGGCGTTCGCTCTGTTCCTCAAGACCGCACCGGCAGAACTGGCACGGAAGACCTACCTCTACATGCACACCGCCTGGCCGGACGTCGGCTGGGACATTCCCAGGCTGGTCAGGGAAGCCGGCGTTGGGGCTCACTGCCTCTTCACCTACTTCTGCAAGGACTGCGGGACGGTCTTCACCAGCTTCTTCCAAGACGCTCGTGGGATCTGCCGTTCGTGTGGGAATGCTGAAGCCACGTTCCCGAACTCTCATATCGGCGTAAGCAGGAAAGTCCTCGGTGACATCTTCGGGCTCTTTGACTGCTACGTGCAGTACGCGAACTCCGAGGGGTTTGGGATGCCCCAGGTCGAGGCGGCGGCGTGCGGGATTCCCGTCTTCGCAGTGGACTACTCGGCAATGTCGGACGTCGTTCGCAAGCTGAAGGGAACACCGATCCCTGTGCAGCGGCTGTGGCGTGAGCCCGAGACGCACTGCTACCGTGCCCTGCCGGACTCCCAGGCCTTCGTTGACCTACTGACGAAGTTCCTGCTGAAGCCAGAGGCGGTACGTTCTCGGATGGGCTACGAGGCACGCAAGGCGGTGGAAACCCACTACACCTGGGACAAGACCGCCCAGAAGTGGATGGACTACTTCGATTCGGTGGAAGCCGAGGACCGGTGGGAACAGCCTGGCAGAATCCACACGCCGGCCCGGCAGATCCCCGAGGGCCTGTCGAACGAGGAGTTGGTCCGCTGGGGTATTCTCAATGTGGCGGGACGCCCCGAACTCCTCAACTCCTTCATGGCCATGCGGATGGTACGCGACCTCAATTGGAATGCGACGCTGCCCCACACGGGTGGCGTGTACTTCAATGAGGCCTCCGTCATCGGTTCGCAACCGCGGTTCCAAACCTTTAGCCGCGAACAAGCCCTGGAAGAACTCCTGAAGCTCTGCGAACAGAGCAATCACTGGGAAAGAAAGAGGGTCGGACAATGAAGCGACGCCAGTTCTTCAAGAGTGCAGCAGCAGCCATCGTGGGGCTCTGGGCTATGCCGGTCAAGGCCGAGACCCAGCCATACACGAAACGTCTCGTCGCTCTGGCGAAGACGGTCATGCGTCGAAATGCTAGTGGGTCACTACGCGACGTGGTCCCGACGATGCTGTTGCCCGGCGAGTTCACGATTTCACGTAGCTTCCTGGCCAAGTATCCGCTTGGCTTGCTGAAGAAGGTGAACTCATGAAGGTGCTCTACATCGGCGTCTACCGTGACGGCACAGGCTGGGGCAACGCGGCTCGCGATTACATCCTCTCCCTTGACGCGGCCGGCGTAGACGTGGTCTGCCGCCCCCTGAAGCTCAACAACACCCAGCCCGAACTCCCCAAGCGTATCCTCGAGCTTGAAGCGAAGCCCTCTCGTGGGACCGACGTGGTTATCCAACACGTCCTGCCTCACCAGATGGACTTCAATGGCTGGGTACGCAACATCGGCCTTTATGCCACGGAGACCTCGAACTTCCGCGGCTCTGCCTGGGCCGAGCGGATCAACTCCATGGACGAGGCCTGGGTCATCAATACCCAGATGGTCACTGCGGCCCGCACGAGCGGCGTGACGGTGCCTCTGAGCATTGTCCCACACGCGACCGACATTACTCGCTTCCAACGCTCCTACGAGCCCCTGGACGCCCTCAAACCCTACAAGAAGAACGGCGACTTCCTCTTCTACTTCGTCGGTGAGGCGGTCCGCCGCAAGAACCTGTCGGCGTTGCTCAAGGCGTTCCACACCGAGTTCGACGAGAACGAGCCGGTTCAGTTGGTCATCAAGGCGACTCGGCCTGGCCTCTCTCCTGCTGATACGAAGCAGTACCTCACCAACTACTGCTCCGAAGTCAAACGCGGCCTGAAGCTGCACACGTACAAGGACGAGATTCTCGTCACGGATCGGCTGACCGAACAAGGCCTGATGCGTCTTCATTCGGCCTGCGATTGCTTCGTGATGCCCTCTCACGGCGAAGCCTGGTGCATTCCAGCCTTCGACGCCATGGCGATGGGTAAGACGCCCATTGTCACAGACTGGAGCGGGTTCAAAGACTACGTGACTCCGGAGACCGGCTGGCTTGTGAAGCATCGCATGGAGCCGGCCTTCGCGGCGATTGAAACGTTCGATGACCTTTACACGGGTAAGGAAGCCTGGGCCTCCGTCGATCTTTACGATCTGCGTAGGTGTATGAGGGAAGCGTTCGAGGATGGGCAGCTGAAGGCTGAGAAGGCCTTCAAGGGGATCGAGAAGGCTTACGATTTCTCTTACGCGGCCGTTGGCCGCACAATGCGAGAACTGCTCAATGGGAACCAAACGTCGGTGGGTGGACCTTCCTAGCACGTACGAACCTGGGGAGCCGCACTGGAAAGACCTCCGAGACCAATCGGTGGAGGAGCGGCGAACCCGGCCAAGGGGTAAGACGAAGAATCAAGAACGATACGTAGACTCGCTCGAGACGCAGATTATCACCGTCTGCGTTGGCCCGGCTGGAACGGGCAAGACTTGGCTGGCATGTGGAATCGCTGCGGAGATGCTTCGCAGCAACCGCGTTGACCGCATCATCATCACGCGGCCACTGGTTGAATGCGACGAGAAAATGGGTGCGATGCCTGGCGACATGATGGAAAAGGTCGCCGACATGATGGCTCCAATGACGGAAGCCTTCGGCGACTTCTTCTCTGCTGACGAGATCCGGAAGCTGATGTTCGAGGGCAAGCTGCAAATCATCCCCCTCGGAAAGATGCGTGGTCGTTCGCTCAGGAGTGCATTCGTCATCCTCGACGAAGCCCAGAACGCCACCTTCAAGCAGCTTCGGATGTTCCTGACGCGATTCGCCCTGAACAGCCGGGTGGTGGTCAACGGAGACTACACCCAGTCTGACTTGCCCACTCACATGGGCGTACCGCTCTACGAAGTCATCCGTCGCTTCAGGGCCAAGGAAGGCTTCAAAGAGAAGCCAATTTCCGTCATCGTCCTGGGCCGTGAGGACATTGTTCGTCATCCCCTGATCCAGTGGGTGGACGAAGCTCTCACGGATGATGTATCACCACCTGTCATTCTGACCAACGAAGAGGAAGTCTGGTACGACGAGCCATGCCCCGCGTGCCACGCGAAGCTCTGGTACGAAGACAGCGAGGACGTGGAACAGATCGAGTGCCACCACTGTAAGGCCATTATCGACCTCTACGACGGCGACGAGTTTTCGCCGATTGCAGACGGCTCAAAGAGGATGAAATCGTGTCGTCAAACGTTCCACAGGAAACCATAGGGAAGTTGTTCTTCACAGTGGGACTTCCGCGTTCAGGAAAATCCACCTATTGCGACTTCTGGGTGCAGGAAACACCCATCTATGAATGGCCTGATGGCAGTAGACAAACCTTTCGTCCTCGGGCAATTGTGTCCGGGGACGATTTGCGTAAAGCCATACACGGCCACGCTTACCTTCCTCTGTCGGAGCCCCTGGTCTTTTCTCACATGGATGTGATGACTCGAACCCTTCTCAACCGGGGATTCGATGTTATCATCGACGAGACCTGCACAACCGAAGAAACACTGCTTCGCTATCTCAGGATCGATATTGAGGCTTCGCCAGTCTTCATTGATGTCTGGGGAGACGTGTGCGTGCGTCGGGCCATTGCTACCGGCAAGTCGTATCTTGTGGGACCGATTCAGAGAATGTCCGAACAGATGTTGACTCTCAGAGCCAACTGGGACGCGACGTTCGCCAGTCTTCGTGAAAAGGTCAAGGCACGCAAGGAACAAGATGTGGCCACATGCCTAGGGAGTCTCTAATGGGAAAGCCATTCGTTGACAAGCTGCAACTTCACAAATCGCTGATCGGCGACAAGTCGGCCAACGGCGTCGAGTTCGTAAAGAATCTCAGGCCACCAGAGTCTAGAAACGAAACATACAACCGGTACTTGGGTGCAGTGGAAGACTACCTGGAGCAAAAGAAACAGTGGAAGTTCTCCATTCATCCTCGGGTACACTCCGCTATTGCGTGGGGCCTCAAGGTGGCCTCAAGCTCATTGTCGAAATCGATGAAGGGCTTACGAGCTATTATCGTTCGCTCATACCAAAGTGGGTTCCGACCAATCGTCAATTGTACGCGGCCCACATTTCGGTTGTTCGTAAAGAGCATCCCCCGAACCTCGGCATCTGGGGGCAACACGAGGGCGAAATAGTTGAGTTCTTCTATCACCCTCACGTCTACAGTAGCGAACTGTACTTCTGGCTGAACGTCTTCAGCAAACGACTCGAAGAGATTCGTCTGGAACTCGGACTGCCGGTGTCGAGCCCCTACACGCTCCCGCCGTGCGGTTTTGACAAATGTTTCCACACAACAATTGCGAACAGTAAAGGCCTGTAAAGTGCGGCAGCTTCGGCTCGAGAACTCTCCGGTTATGGCACTTGTCGATGACGATGATTACGAGAGCCTTCTCGGGATCAAGTGGTACATAAACAAGAAGACCCGTTACGTCTATGGATACTTCGGCTGCCAACGCAAAGTGTACCTACATAGGTACTTGCTCGGTCTGCCAAAACGAGTGCCACTTGTTGACCATCGAAATGGATGCAGGCACGATTGCACAAGGAAGAATTTAAGGCTGTGCAATAATCAACAGAACACCTGCAACCAGAAGAAAAGGGAACGGTGCTCTTCTTGTTACAAGGGCGTCTCGTGGGAGAAAAGACGGTCGCTTTGGCGTGTGACCATCGTTTTGAACTACAAGCAAGTGCATATAGGCACTTTCGATGACGAACTTGTCGCAGCAAGGGCCTACGACACTAAGGCCTTAGAGCTATTTGGCCAGTTTGCCAAACTGAACTTCCCAAAGGAGAACCTGTGCCATCACCTATCGGTAGCATCGTAAGGGCAGCCACCAGACAACCTGGAGAACCACTAAACGTTCTGACCTTTCCCACGCACGAAAGATACCAGTCGGGATTGGCCAAGACCAACGCTGTGTTCTACATGGTACGAACACCATCTGTTAAGGACTGGAACCCGATCTACGCTCCTCTTCCGGCGAACCATGTCCTTCTCAACCCCGACCGCGGCGACAAGCAGATCCCACCCGAACTCGACTTCGATCTGGTGCTGAGCCAGAACAAGTTCGGTCAGTTCCAGCTGGCGAAACAGGTGGCCAGCGTCCATCACCTGCCCCTGGTGAGCCTGGAGCACACGCTACCGCATTCGTCCTGGTCGCCAGCCCAAGTCGAACAACTCAAGGGGATGAGAGGCGACATCAACGTTTTCATTTCTGAGTTCAGCAGGGAAGCCTGGGGGTGGGGAGCGGACGAGGCCCAGGTCGTTCACCACGGCATCGACACGGACCGATTCAAGCCGCTGGACGCGGTCGTCACCAAGAAGAGCCACCTGCTCTCGGTGGTCAACGACTGGATGAACCGGGACTGGTGCTGTGGCTTCAAGCTGTGGAAGCAAGTCACCAACGGGCTGCCTACCTTCGTGGTTGGAGCTACCCCTGGACTGTCTGAGCCGGCCCGGAGCGTGGCGGAACTCGTCAACCGCTATCGCGAGTCCACAGTCTTTGTGAACACGTCGTTGATTTCCCCGGTGCCCACCGCATTGCTCGAGGCTATGTCGTGTGGTTGTGCAGTAGTATCCACCGCTAACTGCATGATTCTGGAAATCATCGAGAACGGCGTCAACGGCTTCCTTTCCAACGATCCGGCCGAGCTTGCCGGATACTGCCGAATGCTGCTGGAAGATGCCGGACTCTGCCGGAAGCTGGGCCAGGCCGCACGCAAGACGGTCGTCGAACGCTTCTCTATGGGGAAGTTCGTGGAGAACTGGAACCGGGTGCTCGAAGAAGCGGCCCAAGTCATTTACAGGAGCGAGTCTTGATCCATTGGTCGTACGTGCTGGCCATGCTCATCGGCATCTTTGGTCTCTGCACCGCACTAAAAGTCGGCATAGCGGAGACACCGTACGACATTGTGTCGCCCATCCATGGGTGGCTCATTGCCGCTGGCACAGCCATCCTGATTCTCGTCGTCCTTCTCCTTCATTCCTGGGGAGTCCTATGAAGATCAATCTCCTGCTCAACAACGCAGGCGACATTCGTTCTGGCTACGTGAACATCGACCCGTTCGTTCCTGACGGCGACAACAGCCGCATCAAGGGCGAGGTCTTCCAACTAGACCATGCGGTCGATGCCGCTGAGGCCCAGGAAATCGTCGCTCACGACATTCTGGACTTCGCACCGGCTGCCGCGGCCGACACCATCCTTGACCACTGGCTGTCCAAGCTGGCCCACGGTGGCAAGCTGACCGTCAGCGTGGTGGACTTCAAAGAGGTTGCCAAAGCAGTGCTGTCCGACAGTATCACTGTTGATGAGGCCAACCGGCTGATTCATGGCGAGCAACGCGAGCCCTGGGAGATTCGCAAGGCAAGCTACACCCTCGGCCTACTCTGTGCCGTTCTTGGCAACAAGGGCTACAAGCTGCTCACGAAACGCATCCACGACCACCGAGCAGTCATCACCTGTCAGCGACCATGAACGACTTCGTCATCATCGTTCTTCTGTTCGTCTACATCAAAGGGGTCCGTCTTGGAAGAGCTTCCCGTCCTTCAGCCAGTTCACACGGCCTGTAAGAAGTGCGTCTTTGCCGAGTTCTCGGACGAGGAAGGTAAACCCACGCAGACCGGCTGCCGGTTTGGCCGACGCGAGAAGTACCAGGCGACCAACAACCTGGCCGAAGCATTCGACGACGAAGCCAACTTCGACATCGTCAACGGTCGCATGTGCAATGCCTTCCGTGACCGCGGCAGCGAATGGGCTCGGAGCATTCCCGAGGCCGATCAGGTCTCCATGGCCCGACGCGAAATTACGCTTCGCGTTGAAGTGGTCATTCCGATGGAAGCTGGCCTTCGCCTCGAAGACCTCGAGAAGACGAATCGCAGCATCGGTTCGCAGATCCTGAAGCCAACGAACATCGTGTTCGTCAACAACCAGGACGAGAACAAGGTAGGCAAACTTCACGCCTACATGTCCCGCTTCTTCGGCAACTTCAACACGCCCTACAACTGGGAGCTTACCGACGTCGTTGACCGCGATAAGGACGGCAAGCGAGTCAGCAGGGAACGGGCTCTGGACATCGCCATCAATCGTTGCAAGGGACACTTCTACGTCATTGCCACTCCTGGTTACGAATTGCCGGAGGACTTCATCCTCAACCTCGACCGGGCGGTCAATGACGACCTGGGCACCTTCATGATGGTTCTGCCCGAGGGAACCATCAATGGTCTGACGATGTCGATTCCCATGCACAAGCACGGGCTCATCTGTGGCAACGCACAGTCGGTCGTGAACATCGAGGGCGAGACTGACGTGCCGGCCATCGGAGAGCTTACTGCCGACTCTCACTGTCTGACGCTGAACACCGTTGCGGAGAAGATCCAATGGATTTCATTCGTTCACAAGAACCCGCACATGCTCAAGCCGCTGAAGGAAGTATGCCCGAAAGCGTAAAGCCTCTGGTGACGGTCGTCATTCCTTGTCACAACCACGTCCAGTGGATTAACGACGCCATCGACTCGATCAAGTACCAGGATTATCCGCACGACAAGCTACGGATCGTTCTGGTAGATGACGGGTCCAAGGATGGCTCGTCTGACTCGGTGGTGAAGCGTCTGTACCGGCCGCGGACTGGTAAGGCCAAGGGAATGGTTGAAGAGCCAGACATCGTCATCGGCAAGCTTGTGAATACGGACATCGAGCTTCTCCTGCTGAGGTTCACTCGCGGCCACGGTCCCAGTTTCTCCCGCAACCGCGGCATCGAAGCCCACTGGCACACAAGCGACTTCTTCGCGTTCCTGGACTCCGACGACACCTACGCACCGACGAAGATTTCCCGGTCGATCCAGGAGTTCCTGAAGGTCCCGGAAATAGTCGGCGTGGTCTATTCCGACTACGACACGGTCAACAGCGGAGGACTCAGGCTTCGCCAGTGGAAGGAACCGTTCAACCGTGAGCGACTGGTTAGGGAGTGCATCGTCAACTGCGACTCGGTCATCTCCAAGCTAGCGTTTGCCCATTGTGGCACGTTCGATGAGTCCATGAGAGTGGTAGAAGACTATGATTTGTGGCTCAGAATCTCGGAACGGTTTGTGTTGACCCACATAGCAGAATCTTTGGTAACCATCCGTGTTGGCGAGCACAGTTCATCAAGCACCGTCTCAAAAGAAGTATGGAACAAGTGTTATGCCAAAGCGTTTGAGAAGGCCAAGAGGAGAATCAGCGACAGCCAGGTTCGTAGCTAAGTGGGTTGGAAAAAGATTCGGTCGCCTCACAATCATTGGACACGGCGGCTATTACCAACGCCCCAGCGGAAAACGACTCAGCCTGCTGCGATGTGAGTGTGACTGTGGCAACATATGTATTGTTCAACGTGGAAACCTAGCAAGCGACAACACCACAAGCTGTGGATGCAAGCGTACCGAAACGATCCATAAGCAACGGTGGCGTGGTTGTGGCGAGCTATCTGGAACTTATTGGTACGTTGTTCTGAGAAACGCTAAGGCACGCGAGTTAGAGGTCACTGTCACAATAGAGCATGCCTGGGAACTATTCGTTAAACAGGGCGGCAAATGTGCCCTCACCGGTCTCCCTCTTAGGATGGACCGACACCTTCACCTGTCTCGTCGCAACAAACAAAGCAAACGCACTCAAACGGCATCTCTTGACCGCATCGACAGTAGCAAAGGCTACATCCCAGGCAACATCAGATGGGTACATAAGCGGGTCAATCTCATGCGACTAGACATGAGCGACGACGAACTGGTTCGTTGGTGCCTACGCATCCTTCGTGAAAGAAAGCGACAAAGATGCTCCACGTCCTGATTCCCGCCGCCGGCCTCGGTCGTCGAATGAAGAGCTACGGACCGAAGGCACTCATCAACCTTCAGGGTGAAACCCTGATCGAACGCCAGATCCGGCTCGTTCGCGAAGCGTTCCCCCGTGTGAAAATCACCGTGGTGGCCGGCTTCGAGGCTCATCGTCTCCGAGAAGTTCTTCCCAAGGACGTCCGTCTCGTCCTAAACCCCTACTACGAAACGACCAACGTCGCTTACTCCGTATCCATCGGGCTCCGGACAATCCCTCCTACCGTTCCCGTCCTGGTCGTCTACGGTGACTTGGTGTTCAACCTGGAAGCCCTGGCCGCAATGGGCTCTGGACGCTCCGGTGTCCTGATCGACTCACGCCAGGGCGTTCGGGAAGAAGAAGTCGGCGTCACCATGTTCGACAACAAGGTCACCCACTTCAGCTTCGGTCTCCCGGTCAAGTGGTGCCACGTCGCACTGCTCCAGCCGAACGAACGCAGCCTGTTCTGTGCGGCCCTCGCCGAAAAGCATCGTCGCCGCCACTTCGGATACGAGGCCTTGAACGAGGTTATCGACCGCGGAGGCGAACTCTGGGCCTGCCAGACCAAAAAGCTTCAGCTGGTCGAAATCGACACTTCCAACGACATCGCAGAAGCCGAGAAGATTTTCCTTCCAAGCCATTGACGCCCTGCAAACCCATGGGACAGTCCTCCTCGTTGTCAGCACGACGAGCTAGAGGATTTGCTAACATGGGTGTCACAATCCGTACCTGCACTGCTCATATCGCGGTGCTATCTCAACGCCAGATGGACTTCGCCGCGGGCGTGGCCAAGAGGCTGCACGACAAGCTTCGTAAGCGTGGGATCAAAGACGGACATGGACTGCGTAATGCGACCGCCGAGATGGAGTCGGGCGGGGCACAGTCAGAGCTTGCCGTGTCTCTCCTGCTTAACTGCGAATGGTCAGCAGGACAGGATGACCACCACTCCAAAGGCCCCGATGTCGGTGACCGTACCCAGGTCCGCAGCAGCAGCAAGCCCCGCAGTCACCACTCGCTCATCGTCCGCAGTAAGGACGTCGAGAAGTACGGCGATGTTCCCTTCGTCCTCGTGATCCAGGCCGGTCGTCGCTTCGAGGTCAAGGGCTGGATGATGGCCTTCGAGGCTCTCAAGGCCGGCAAGCTTTGGGACGGCGGCGACCGAAGTCGGCCTGACGCCTGGTTCGTTCCGGAAGAGAAGCTCCTCCCCATCGAAACGCTGGTGAATCCATGAGTCGGATCAAGACACTTCCTTTCATGGTCCTGTTCTTCATTAGTCCGATTGTGTGGATGGGATTGCTGGCTGGTCTCTGCGGCTATTTGGACATGTTCAAATCCTACGGCGACTGGTGCGTCGCCCAATGGAAATAACAAATGAGGAAGCCAACAGGCCCGAAAGTTGATCTGGTCGGCAAACACTTCGGCAAACTCACAGTCCGTAAGATGCTCGGCGTGAGGGAGGACACTCATGAGTACCAATGGGAATGTTCTTGTGAGTGCAACAACTCCGACCCGTTTGTTACCTATACAAGCCGACTGACCAACAAGAAGCGTGGAGTTAAAAGCTGTGGCTGTCTACTTGGTGAAGTGAAAAGGGCACAATCAGGACGACACTTCGAGCAAATCAACGGCTCTTACTGGTTCAGCCTCAAGTACGGTGCTGCTCGCCGAAATCTCGCGTTCACGATAACGCAGGAAGAGGCTTGGAATCAATTCACACTCCAAGGCGGTAAGTGTGCTCTTTCAGGAGAGCCACTAACGCTGACCATTGCTGCTGACATGCAGCGTGGCCTTCAGACAGCGTCGTTGGATCGCAAGGATTCTAGCCTCGGCTATGTATCCGGCAACATCCAGTGGGTACACAAAGTCATCAACGAAATGAAGTCTGACCAACTTGACCACGACTTCATCTCTTGGTGCTGCAAAGTAACCCTCCACAATCAAAGAGAACAATCATGAATGTCCTTTGCATATATACTGATGCCGGCCCGTCTTACGTGAGAACTGGATGGGGGCGTGTTTTCAAAGCGTGCGGACACAACTTTACCTTTTGGAAACAAAGCACTCCGGCATTCGATGCGTTCTCGGCCACCGATCCACAATTGTTCATTGGGACTACGTACGACCTGGATCGTGCCACGTACAAGAACATCGTGTCTCGGCCGAACATGAGGGTCATCCTCTTCGCGTCAGCGTGGGGGCCTTACCTCAAGGACGTGGACCCGAAGAAGTATTCGCTCGTGGTTGCCACTGAGCAGGAAAAGCGACTCGTCGAGAAGCTCAAGAAGGAAACCGGGAGGCCGGACTTCGTCTTCATCCACGCTCACGACAAGTGGCTCGAAGGCACCATGTCTGGCTGGCGTGACATCGGAATTGAGCCCGTGGGCATCCTGAATGCCGCGGACACGTTCGACTACCTCGGTGGCCAGGTCCGTCCGGAACTCGTCTGTGACGTCGCTTTCGTTGGCGGTTACTGGCCCTACAAGGCCCGGAACCTCAACAACTACATCCTGCCTTTGTGCCATCCCGACAGCGGCCTCAATGTGAAGGTCTTCGGCAACTCCCCCTGGCCCACGGAGAAGTACCTGGGCGGCATCGAGAACCACGATGTTCGCGACCTCTTCGTGTCGGCCACCGTGTGCCCCAACGTGTCTGAGCCCCACAGCACGGACCTGGGATGGGACGTCATTGAACGCCCCTTCAAGGTGCTCGCAGCTGGTGGCTTCTGCGTCTCCGACTACGTGCCTGAAGCTCGTGACCTCTTCACTGAAGAGGAACTCCCTATGGCTGAGAGCCCGAGCCAGATGGCAGGGATGATTCGTCACTTCGTCGAATGCCCGGAACTTCGTCAGCGATTCATCGACGCGGGGCGTCGCAAGGTACTGTTAGACCACACTTACTTTGATCGGGTCACACTTATGTTTGACCACCTTGGATTACCAACCGAATCAACTCGCGTATTGAAGGTGAAAGGCGAGTTGTTGAAGGGGCTCGTGTAATGTTCGGGACTCGTTCGCAAAACAGGACCAGATTCTCTCATATCGACGAAGCTGCCCTGAGGTCTGTTCAGAACCAGGGTCTCACGATTGCGGAGCAGGCCAAACGCCTAGAGTGCTCTGTAAACATAATAAGGCAAAGGGGAATTAAGTACGGCGTGTATGAGGCAAAGTCCATCCGTGGTGGCAATATCCCCATTGCAGGCCCAATCATCAACACTGTCTGGTCAAGACTTACTACAAGGGCAAGAAACAAGAACATCCCATTTGATCTGACACCAGAAGAGGCGGCATTACAGATTAGTGAACAAAATGGGCTATGCACGTACACGGGTTTAACTCTTGCGTTTCCCAAAAGCCCAGACGATGTTCAGGCCGGAAGATACACCGCTTCTCCAGACAGGATCGAGTCGGCAGTTGGCTACGCCGCCACCAACTTCCAGTGGATTCACAAAATTGTCCAAATCATGAAGAACTCGTTTTCACATGGGTTGTTCGTGGCGACGGTCTTGCGGATTGCACTATACCTATTTTCCAAGACTGGACTTGACAAGAACCAGTTCTATCAGTGGTGCGAAGAAAACAGTAAGCACGGCGAGTTGTGCGAAGGAAATTATAATGACCCAGAAAGTCTCAATCATCATCAGCAGCCACAACAGGCTCCCACTGTTTCGCCGGGCCTTGTGGTCCATTGCGACGAGACCACCCACTTGCCCTTTTGAAGTCGTGGTAGCCGACGACGGCTCCCACGAAGATGTGCTTGGCGAACTTCGCACGTTTTCTGCACGTTTCCCGTGGAAGTTCATCCGCGTGGACGTCAGCGAGTTCGTGTTCAAGACTGGCATCGAGAAGTTCCACAACAATCCTTGCCTAACGAATAACATTGCCTTCCGCCATAGCACTGGCGACCTGATCTTCCAACAGGGGAATGAGGTCATTGCTTGGGACAACGTCTACGACCGGCTAATCGCCGATTGTGATGGCGAGCACGCCATGGTGATGTCCACCACCTACGACGTTCCCCAGCAGTACCTGGACCTCCTCGACCCCTACGGGCAGAACCTGACGCCAGGCCTAGTTGGCGAGTGCCGGCGGTGGCCTCTCCAAAGCAAGGCCTACCGGTCTGACGTCACCAACTACATCTGTCTCGCCACCAGGGCGGTCTGGGAGAAGCTGAACGGCTACGACGAGCGGTACTTCGGCGGCATCTCAGCGGAAGACTCTGACTTCGTCCGACGAGCCCGGTGTCTGCCAGGGTTCAAGCAAGTCATTTCTGAGGGCGTGAGCCTGCACCAGTTCCATGGCGGGAAGACGTGCTACTACAGCCCCAAACCCAACGTCATCACCCAGGCCAGGTGGGATGAGGGAGTGGCTATCAATCACGCCGTCTACCACGCTTGGGACAATACCTTTCACAACAGGACTCCCTGGAAGACTGGAACTCTCGGCGTGACCGAGGTCGTCTCCAACACCAAGTAAGCAGGAGAGACATGCGAGCATTAGTTACTGGCGGGTCTGGCTTCATCGGTAGCCACCTGATTCGTCGCCTCGTGGCTTCGCCGGAAATCACCAGCATCGTGTCAGCCTCACGTTCGTGTGGGGAGTCCGTGCTGGAGATAGGGAACGGACGGTTCTGGATTGGCAACGTCAAGTGCGACGTGACCTCCTTTAACAGTGTCCGTGACCTGTTCAACGCCTTCACTCCTGACGTCATCTTCCACTTAGCCGGGAACCCGTCCATCAGATGTGACAGTCCGCTCATGACCCAGGACAACATCCTTGGCACCCACAACCTCCTGCACTGCTGCAAAGAGGGCACCATCTTCGTCCTGGCCTCATCAGCATCGGTCTACGGCAACAACGCCGCCACATGTGCAGATGAGATGACCCGATTGGCCCCGAACTCAGTGTACGGAGCTACGAAGGTCGCCAGCGAGGCCCTTGTTAACGCCTACGTCGAGTTGGGCAAGATCAATGGTATCAGCCTTCGGTTGGTCGCCAACGTCGGATCTGGGGCCACTCACGGGCTCATTAAGGACGTGGTCCGCAAGCTCGTGTCTCCTGAGCCCACACTGAACCTTCTGGGAAACTCACCTGGCTCCATCAAGCCCTTCGTCCACGCCCAAGACACAGCGAACGCCTTCGTCCAGGCCGCACTGGATGGCTGGTACAGACGCTATCGCGTGCTGAACCTGTCATGCGAAGACGAGATGTCGGTCCTGGACGTAGCAACGTTGGCCAGGGAGATTCTCGGCATCAACAAGGAACTGACCTGGAGCGGCTCGGCCGGCACCTGGAAGGGCGACAATCCGATAGTTCGCGTCGCCAGCTGGCGGGCGAGAGTTGAAGGTTGGAAGCAGCGGTTCCCCAGGTCTCGGGAAGCCGTGGCACAGGCAATCAAGGAACTAGGAGGACACCATGACATCGCGTGAGTTCTGTTATTGGCTACAGGGCTTCTTCGAGGTCCACGACGCCGGCCTGAAACCGGATGAAGTGCGGACCAACGACGGTCTCATCGGAGAAAAGGTGCGGTGCATCAAGCAACACCTGGCGTTGGTGTTCAAACACGAGATTGATCCGTCCTACGGCGACGCCAAACATCAAGAAGAGCTTCAGAAGATTCACGACAATGTTGACGGCCTGAGCAAAACAGTTGCCGGTCTCGTCAGTAAGGACACAAGGATCAGGTGCTAACATGACCAACTTCAACGTTCTCGTTACTGGGTGTGCCGGATACATAGGCACTACCCTATGTGCTTCCCTGCTGAGACAGGGCTGTCGCGTCATGGGCGTAGACAACCTGATGTTCGGAGATTTTCAAAAGGCGGCTCTCATGCCGCTTCTCTTCAACAAGAACTTCCACTTCTACCAGGGCGACGTTCGGCACACCACGCAATTACGTTTCCTCGTCTCGAAAGCAGACGTGGTTATCCCGCTCGCGGCCTGGGTTGGTGCTCCGATCTGCTCGAGAGACCCGGTTCAGGCAACCGAGGTCAATTTCGGGGCGATAGCCTCGTTGGTCCATGACATGTCGAAACAACAACGACTCATCTACCCGAACACCAACTCGGGCTACGGCGAGACCGATGGGACTAAGTTCTGCACAGAGGAAGATCCGCTCAACCCCATCAGCATCTACGGTATTTCCAAGTGCGACGCCGAGAAGGTTGTCCTCGAGCACCCCAACTCGGTCGCGTTCCGCTTAGCTACGGTGTTCGGTGGTAGTCCCCGTATGCGGTTCGACCTGATGGTGAACGACTTCACCGAGAAGCTTTGCCGCGGCGGAACGCTGGAGGTCTTTGATCCGGACTTCAAGCGAAACTTCGTCGGAGTCAAGGATGTGGCTCGGGCCTTCAGCTTCGCCGTCTTCAACCACGAGTTGGCCGGCGTCTACAACCTAGGTTACCCACACGCCAACCTCACCAAGATCGAACTCGCTTACCAGATTGCTGCCACGTTGGGCCTCGGCAGGGAAGCGGTCGTGGTGGGCTCCGGCTACGATCCGGATCGGCGGAACTACCTCGTCTCCAGTGACAAGATCCGCAAGGAAGGCTTCGAGTTTGAGCACACGCTCGAGCGTGGCATCACCGAAGTGTCGAACGTCTGCTCGTTGTTCAGTGAGAAACACACCCGTTGCATGAGGAACGTATGAAGAACTTTGACGACCCGTTTTTCAACGCACTCGTGGCTATGGCGACCTACCGCGGACCATCTGCGTGGCAGCTAGTCGCGTTTTTCGGGGGCATCTTCCTGGCCAGTTGCGGCCTCGGCGTTTTCGTGACATGGCTCGTGATGCGATAGTGCCAGAACTCACGCTCGGCGTGTAGTACTAGGCATGATTATCAGCCGCACACCATTCCGCGTCTCCTTTCTTGGAGGGGGCACTGACTATCCCTCCTGGAGTCGCAAACACGGCGGTCTCGTAGTCGGCGGGGCGATTAACCGGCACTGTCACATCAGTGCCCGTTATCTCCCTCCCTACCACGATTACAAGACCCGCGTCGTGTACTCGGCCATCGAAGCCGTGAAGGACAACTCTGAGATCCAGCACCGAGCCATCCGCGGTGTGCTCGCATTTCTTGGACTGGACAAGCCTGACGGGCCGGGCCTGGAAATCTTCCACCAATCCGACATCCCCGGTCGGTCTGGGACCGGCTCGTCCTCTTCTTTCGTCGTCGGCCTCGTCCACGCCCTCAAGTCATTGAAGGGCTGGTATGCCTCTCCTGCTGAGCTAGCCAACGACGCCACCTTCATCGAACAGGTCAGCCTGGCAGAGTCGGTGGGCAACCAGGACCAACTCTTCGCGGCCTACGGCGGGCTCCGATACATCAGGTTCCGTCCAGATGGCGACATGACCATCTACCCGATCCCCCTCAATCCCGAAAAGGTCAAAGAGTTGGAACAACACCTGCTCCTGTTCTTCACGGGGGTCGCCCGCACTTCGTCTGACGTTGCCAAGCAGTATGTGCCCACCCTGGCCGAGCGTGAGCAGGAACAGTGGGCCATGCTTCGTCTGGCCGAGGATGGCATTGAGGCCGTCCACCGTTGTCAGTGGGAATTGCTAGGGCAACTGATCGACAAGGCGTGGCGTATCAAGTCCTCATTTCCAGGAGTGAGCAGCCCTTCCATCGACAATTGGTACTGCATGGCCCGTCTCTCCGGAGCCTGGGGCGGCAAAATCACTGGTGCTGGCGGTGGCGGTTGCATGCTTCTGGTTGCCCCTCCCGAGAAGCGTGCCGCAATCGTTGACGCCATGCAAAACGTGGGTATGGTTCATATTCCTTTCCGCTTCGACCTTGACGGGTCATCCATCGTCTATTGCGACAAAACGAACCAATGAATCACTCTCGCGTGTTTGTCACTGGTGCCTACGGTTTTCTGGGGCAACATCTGGTCCGTGCTCTTTGTGAGTACGAAGACATTGACGTGTACCAAGCCCGTCATTCGACCCTGCCGTCATTCGGCTGCAACCTCCTCGTGCCAGAACATATTGACAACGTGTTCAGCAACAGTGGTCCGCTTGATTACGTCTTCCACTTGGCCGGCTACAACGGCGGCATTGCGTTCAACGCCAAGGAGCCAGCCCGCATCTTTGCCGACAATACCATCATGGCACTGAACGTCATGGAGGCCTGTCGGCGGCACAAGGTCAAGAAGGTCGTCAGTGTGGTGGCGTCGTGTGCATATCCAGCAATGACTCAGAAGTTCTACGACAACGCCTGGCCAACTGGACAAGAAGCATGCACCGAAGAGCCGCGTGAAATCTGTCCAGAGTATGACTTCCTTGAAGGCCCACCTCACGACAGCGTAGCCTGCCACGGCTATGCCAAACGCAACCTGCAACTAGCATCGGCCTTCTACCGAAAACAGTACGGTTTGAACGCCGTCTGTGCTTGCCCAACCACCCTCTATGGTCCAGGCGACTCCTTCGACCCGGAACGGACGAAGGTAATGGGAGCCATGGTCAAACGCTTCGTGGACGCCGCCGACGATAAGGCCCCCACCGTTTCCGTGTGGGGCAGCGGCAACCCCATGAGGGAGTTCCTCTACGTGACCGATGCAGCAAAGCTCCTGATCGAAACCATGCTGCACTACGACGACAGCGAGCTTCCGCTCAACCTGGGCACCGGGCAAGAAGTGTCCATCATGGGGTTGGCCGCGTTAGTGGCAGACGCAGCAGGCTTCGAGGGAACAATCTCCTTCGACAATTCCAAGCCGGACGGGCAGTACCGAAAACGCCTCGACACGGCTCGGATGAACCTCGCGTTACCACCGATGGAATTTACGTCGCTCAACGAGGGTATTCGTCAAACCGTGCAGTACTATCGGGAGACCAAACATGCTCGGCTGGCTGGCTAACCTCCTGCTTATCTTCGGCTCGCTTCTGATCGGCCGACAGAAGAGGGAAGCGTTCGCTCTGACCTTAGCAGGAGAGGCCCTGTGGCTCATCCTGTCGCTTCAACGACACGAAATTGACGCCGCGTTCCTCTGGTTCGTTTTCGCGATTCTTTCGATCAGAAACTACCACCTGTGGGGTATTAAATAATGGTGAAGCTCGGTATCGCAGTTAAGGATCTGGGGCCGTCTCAGCTTAACTTCAACATGATCCGGGCGGCGAACTCGCTAGTCATGTCACGTCCCGACATCGACATCATCGGGTTCTACGAGAACATCCAGCGGCACTGCCTGGCGATGAACTTCGCCGTCATGCAGATAGCTGAAGCCTTCGCTTTCGACGGCACAGTTGTCGCCACCACGTTCTCGACCGCAGAGAAGCTCCTCCGGTTCCCGTCGCCCAAGAAGCGACTGTTCTACGTGTGGGATCTGGAATGGCTTCGCAGTCCGCGGACGCCCTACCGCACCTGGCAGGCCGTCTACGGCAACCCTGAACTCACGCTGTTGGCCAGGAGCCAAGACCACGCAAAGGCCATCGGACAGGCCTGGAATCGCGAGGTTGGCATCCTGGAAGATTTTGATTTGGAGCGTGTCCTCTGAAAGAACACTTCCTCTTTACGGCCGCGGGCAAAACGTATCTCGAATCCGAGTACGACCGCAAGGGCCGCAGCACCTACGACATCTCGAAAGAGCACCACACGTATCCCAACTTGGTCAACCGGGCTCTCCGGTTCCACAAGATCCAAGTGCGGGACAAATGCGAAGCCCAGAAGAAAGCTCTCGAGTCAGGTCGTCATCCCCACCCCACGCGGGGTAAACAACGTCCCGATGATGTGAGAGAACGAATCTCAGCAAGCAGGAGAAAGCCAGATGCCCCAAGACAGTGAAACGGGCGAAGACTTTGGCTTCAACCAAGCCGAACTCGACGACGAAAGCTCGATCCTTTCGCTCGCGGACCTCGACGCCCAGGAGAAGAAGCTCGTGCCCGTTGAGCCTGAGGAGGAAGAAGAGGAAGCGAAGCCCGAGCCCAAGATGACCGATCCGGAGTGGTCGGATTTCGTGATGAGCCAGTTCGCTGACAACGAAACCAGCCTCGATGGCAACCCGTTTGTCGCGGGCCTTCGTCGCGTAGCCCGTAAGGTGCTCGGCCCTGTCATCACCAGCCGGTCTCGGATCGTGCAGGCCCCTTCCCTGCTACCTGGCGGCGATACCCGACTTCAGCCGGCCGTTGTCGAACACACACTCATCTTCCTTTGCACGCGGGTCGAATCGGGAATGGCCGCGTACGAGATGGAAGTTACCGACGTGGCCGACGTCTATTTCGGCAACTGCGAAGGCGAGTACGCACGGTTTGCCTCCTCGACTGCCGCTACACGAGCCGAGGCACGAGCGTACCGCAAGGCCCTGCTATTGAATCGTGTGGCGGAAGAGGAAAAGACCCTGGTGCCTCTGGAGGACGCTGGTGTGGATGGGTGCATTACTAAAACGCAGATCAACTTCATCGACATTCTCTGCAAGCGAAACAACGTGAATGTCATGAAGCTCGTGAACAGCGGCAAGAAGAAGTACGACGACATCAAGGAAGTGCCTTCGACGACCGGAGCCAAAATCGTCGAATACCTCAGCGGTCTTCAGAACGACCAGACGAAAGTCACTGAGGCCATGAAGGGCTACGACGGAACGTGGCGACAGTAAGAGCTATTCAGGCCACTGTGGCTTGAGAGTGTTTGGTGACAGATTTCTGTAGGAGTTGTTTGTGGAAGCATTGTTGAAGACCCCGTGTGCGACGTTCAAGGTGGAAGCCGCCACGCCCAAGGACATGTTCAAGGCCATCGCCCAGACCCAGGAAATCTTCTGCGAAGAGAAGTGTGGTCTGTGCAGCAAGAACCGTCTGCGGTACGTCGTCCGTGAGGTCAAGGGAAACGAGTTCCCCGAGCTTCATTGCCTCGACTGTCGGGCCAAGCTGGTGTTCGGCTACTCGAAGGCCAAGCCGGGCCAGATGTTCCCGATCCGGAAGCTCACCGAAGAAGGCAAGCCCTGTCGGAAGACCGGTAAGCCAGGCAAGCACAACGGCTGGACGAAGCACATGTCCAACGTTGAACCCGAGGTCGGCGAGGAGTAAGCAGGAAAGAAGTCATTGGGACAGAATCGGGTGGCACACGCCACCCGTTTTTGTTATCCTGTGTGCATGACCGTTCAACACCTAATCGACCGATTGCGAACCATGCCACCAGACGCTCCTGTTCTGATGGCACGTATTTTACGCGATGGGGTCTCGTTTGGAAAGATGTCCATATCAGCCGTCGCGTCGAAGGACGGAGAGGTCTTGTTGTGCGATCCGGACATGGTCGCAATTCTCAGGGCGTCGCTAGAACGTCAATGAAAGAAGCCGGCTCACGCCGGCTTTTTTCGTTGGAACTTTCGAGGGAACTTTCGTTGAAAGTTACCGAACATGGTCGTCGCTGGTTGCGATAGGTGCTTGACCGGTCCCATTACAAACGGAACAAGTCTCGTAAGGGCTGTCACAGGAGCCCGGATTTGCTGCACGCACTCTTCCGGTTCCCTTGCAGTTCTTGCACTTCATTACAGATACTCCAAGCTTACGTAGAGTCCGTACTGGCTCTTCGCTCCGATTGACGTCGGGCTCGCGGACATGGCGACGTACCAGTCGTGCTGCGTGTCCGTCCAGTTGCCGTTGTTGCCGTTGCCGGCGAACTGACCGCTGCAACCGGGGCTCGGAGCAAGCGAGACGATGACGCCGGTCCCGCCTGGGAACAGCCACGCGGTGTCACCCGATCCATTGTTGCTCTGGGTCAGGCTGGGGTGGATGACCTCTGCGATGGCCGTGGTGACGCCGGAAGCCGGGTTGTTGGTGCTGGTGCGGTCGTAGATGTAAAGCTGGACGTTCTGGGTCTTGACCGCGGTGTCGTAGTTGAAACGAATGTTGAGCGGACATTGGGCGTTAGGAATCGCCGTGAGAGCAACACCGGTGCCGACCTGGCCGAGAATGCCGGACGCCGCGTTCAGGTACTTCGTGTTGGGGACTTCAGGCCCTTGATTCACGCCGTTGCCATCAGTGATGTAGGTGTGACCCTGCCAGGCCCCGACTCGCACGGAGTTGCCCCAGCCGGAGTCACCGAAGAAGCCCAGGCCAGAACCAGAAAGGTCTTGGATCGTGCTCAGGCCACCCAGGAATGCGATATTAGCGGACATCGATGCTCCGTGTCAGATTGAGAAGTTGTCGTAGTACAAATACACCGGACCGACGGCAACTTTGTCCGACTGCATCCGGACATGTCCGAATGTCCGGACTAACAGTCCACGGCCGTGATGAACCACTTGTTCTCGCGGGGAGCGTAGTTGGCAATCACATCCTTGCTGCCAGAGATTCCGGTGCCTCTGGACCAATTCCAGACGGTCAGAAGCTCGTTAGTGAGCCCATTGGGGTCGTACAGCTTCAGACTACCACTACCAGAGGCGGCAATGACGGACTGGGTCTGCCCACGGGCAGTGCCATGGCACGTCCACACGCCCCGTGAGGCGTCCCAAAGGGGGTCAAGCGGCCCAACCCTCCACTTATCGGATCGGGTGAGCGTATCGGCGTCCCAGGCGGCTCCAGAGCCAGGCCCCGGCACTGCGTTCCCCTGCCAATCGAATCCCCATCCCGAAATGACCACCGGTCCCCTCAGAGCCAATGGCCGAGCGTTAGCCCCAGTCGCGTTACGACGCTGAGCGTGCAGGCCCTGGTAGGTATTGCCCCAAGCGTAAACCTCGACGTCGTTGTAGCCCTTCCACGGGTCCAGGGTGGCCACGTTCGCAATTGCCCCAGTGACCGATGGGGTCGCATAGCTTGGCATTAACAGTCCGTTGCCAGGTGCCGTACAGAACGGCCTCAGCAAACCACTGAAGCTCATCATGCCTGTGGCCTGGAAAGCAGAATCGTCGTCAGCATTGGACAGTGGAATCGCCTCTTCGTACGTCATCGCCGACAGGCCGATTCTCGTCATCCCGCTCGGGTCAGCTTCACTGTAGCCCACGAGCACATCGTACGGAGACTCCTTCTTCACCTGCTTAGGGGCGTTCTCCATGAAGGCCTTGGCAGTCCTATTAGCAGCAAGAACCGCGTTCTGCTTGAGCGACTGCTCCTTGAACGCCGCACGAACAGATCGACCCAGACCCTGGGAGATAAGGCCCATTCGCTTGAGTCGTTCGCCAAGGTTGCGGTTGAAGACGCCGTACCGAGGTGTAAACGTCTGGAAGCGATACGTGGTCGTGACACCCTGGGTTCCATAACTCACGTCGATATTGGTGACGTTCGGGCCACTGGTCTGAAGAACGTCTCCCAAAGACACAGTTGGAGCCCCAGCCAGTTCCACTTGACCGGCTTCGGAAATGGTCATGTTGGTCACGGCCTGGTTGACGCGAGCCGCACCAGCCAGGTTCATGAAGTCCCATCCGCCGTAGTTCCACGGGGTTAACGTTGGGTCTTGATCGAACTTCACCTTGCCGGCCGCACCAGCCGCGAACCATGGGCCGTACTGAAGGATGTTGCTCTTGAGCGGGATTGCCGCCGCATCGGGATAACGAAGAGCCGGCTGAACCCTAATGCCAAGGCTGCCATATTGAGACTTGAGCACCATATCCTGGAAGACTGCTGGTGCAAGCTGATGAGCGGCTGCCAGTAGGTTTTTGTCTCCAGTGAAATCCGACGCTTCCTCAAAAACTGGAGACTGTAGGGCGACTATCGCGTACGGACCAGGATTGAACACGATCTGAGAAGCTACCTGTGCCTCCATGAACAGCGTGTTGCCTTCGATGGCCGTGCCCTGTGGGTTGACGTGAGAGAGGTCAGCACCCTGAATGTTGTCGAACTCGACGAAGCACCGGAAACGTCCATCCTGAAGCCTGAAGATGTCCTGGTTCAGATCGGACAATCCGAGCGGAGCCGAGCCATCAGGAAGAAAGCCGCCTTCCGCCACGTCATAACTACTCTCGACCCGAAGCGTTTCTGGATCAACGTTGCGAAGGATGAACGGCAACGGCACCAGGAATCGCCTGCCCATGGCTTCATCAGCGAAACCCTTGACGTACTCGTACATTCGCGTGACTTTGGCGAATAGGTCAGAAATAAGGGCTAGCTTGGCTTGGGCAATAGCGTTGCCGCGTTCGTCATTGACCATGTCCTGTTTGCGAACATTGCCATTGGCACCCATGTTCTTGATGGTCGTCAAAGTGGTTAGGCCAATTCTGTCCGCCATACTTTTTCGCTGATGGATCATGAACGACGACCAAGTGTTGAGATTACACTTAGCCATTCGCATCTCAAGCAGAGAACACGGATAATCGGTCTGGCCGATGATGTCAGCAACGGGCTGTGCGTTGAGGTTCATGAACTCCGTGGCAACAGAGCTACTGATGTTCCCGGCTGCGTCTTTCAGGTCAAACGTTCCATCCACGCTAACAATCGGGTTGCCAACGATATCGAAGCCCCAGAAGGCCTGGACTGAGTTCGACTGGTAGAGCGTGGTGACCTCGCCGCCCACCAGGAAAGACGAAGTGACTTCGTGGCGTGCCTCGATACCAGAAGAGGAACGGACAACATTGCCCGTGTTGGTGTTGACCAACGCCGTGATAGTGCCAAGCGGAGGCTGGGTTGCCCTACTGACCGTGCGAACACGGATAGTGAAGCCGCGAAGCTCCACGAAAAAGTCGCACCCGCCATCCTCGCAAGCTTGAGCAATCAACTCGAGCAGCGAGACGTTGTTTCCACCCACACGATAGTAGATGGGCGGGGATGGCACTTCGGACAGATCAAGACTGTAGGTGACGCCGCGATAGTTGAGTGGACCACCGTAAGTACCAACGAAGGGCTGGTTGGCCATGGCAACAACAGCATCGCGGACCTTGGTCCAGGGGATACCAGCATCGTTTGCGAGAGATCCACCGAAGCCGCCGTTGGCAGCGTCTTCCCACCAGCCGTAGGCATTGAAGAGATTGGGGATGGACCCCACAGAACCATTGTAGCCGGCGATGACTACCTGTGCTCCATCGAGAATCTCTCTTGGATCGACGCAAACTACGTCGTAGACAGGAAGGCCGTTGACGTCATTACGCCTTTCGTGCTTCTGGAGGAGACCGAAGAAGTTGAATGAGCCGACCGTAAAGAAGATTGGCGTACCGACAGGTACAGGTGCAAAGAGATCACCATTAGCTGGATCTTCCACGAGGGCAATCGATAGCTGGCTCGGCTGTCCCACGTTCCAGCCAATAGAAGAAGTGAATCCACGAATGGACGCACCGAGAAACGTCGCTTGCGTAAAAGACATGTGTACTCCTACAACGCTTTGCCGCGGTTGCAGCAGAAGGTCGTGTTCCGAGAGTACCGGCCATCGTAATCAAGCCAGTTCTCGTCGTCCTGTTCAATGAATACCGAACTACCAATACCAATGGGCGTGTATCCCAACACCAGGGCGGCGGTCGATGGTTTGGTCGGCGTGAACACCATCGTCTTGCATGGCATCTGGACCTCGATGGTCACGTTGCGGCGAAACTCGGTGATGGTCTGAATCGACTGCAACACCGGCCCAAGAGGTCGGCCGAGCACGGGAATACGTGCGAACACGTCTGCTGGATTACGGTCAACGACAGAAATCTTCTCCCACTTCGCTCCGGGCACAGTGGCCGTTGGGCGGTCATCGTATTCGTGGTGGTAAGAGATGGTGCCGTTGACCTCGTTGGCACCGACCTGAGTGTTGAGCACGGTCGGATTCAGCGTGACACCGGACACGGTCTGAGCCCTCGTCAGCAGGGAAGACATCACGGTCGCCCACTTGCTCGAGGCGTTCGTGTAGCGACTGGACGTCACGGCATACGTGGTGTTGTTGCTCACCTGCAAGCCAGTGATATTACCCTCGACGCTTACGCTCGACCTACCCTCTTGGGAAACTCGTGTCGTGACCGTGCAGTCATCGATGGCCGGAGCTTCGCCCTGGGGGTCGTAGCATAGCCACGTCTCGGTGACGCCGAAGAAGCCACCAAGCTCGTTGGTGTGCTGGGCTCGGAGGTAGTTGTAGGCCGCGAGATTCGTGGCATCGAGCACGCCTGGGGCCGACATCCTCTCTGCCTTGATGCCCAGACCGATGGTGTTGAGCACGTAGTCCTTGGCGTTCTTCCAGGAGTCCTGAATGATGCTTCCGTCCGGCTCGAACACTCGTTGACCAGTCGCCGTGACAGAATGGGTCAGACGGAAAGTGTGCTTGGCTTCATCAAGAGGCTCGATGTTCCACTCTTCTGTTGCCTTGGAAATCTTCGAGTTGATGCAGAAATCCTTGAGCCCAACGATACAGTTCGTCTCCATCGTGATGACGTAGTCTGCCGTCTCGGCCCAGTGC